GAAGAGGGCAAGAAAATCCAATGGAAGGATGGAGTGCGCGCACTCTGGTGCCTGGTGAAATATTGCATCACCGAACCAGCGGTCGCCCGCCAGGAAACGACGCTATCGGCAGCAAGCCCCACTGCAGCTCATGGCGAACTCCATCGGCCTACCAAGGCGTTGCAGGTTGATCCCAAGAATGCTTCAGGTCGGAACTAGATTTGCGGCCCGACTTTACTCCGGCTCGGGTATCAATTTCTATCAATAACCAAGAAAACGACGTGATAGTAGAATCTGATACTTCGACGAAACACCGCGCCAGGCTTGGCTTTTGACCAAGGTGAGTCCTATCGGAGGTATCAGAAACCACGAGATGAGCATATCGTCTACCTGTACTTTTTCCAGGCCTGGGACCGCAGCTCGGCGAGCGCATGCCGGATGTTGCCGCCGTAATAGCTGCTGACGGGCGAGTCCTCTTCCCGCTCTTCTTCCTGGATCTTGGAGAGCGCGAGCATGGCTTCGGTGGGGGATCTTTCTTTCCAGAGCTTTTCCAGGCGCTCGGCCACGCGGCTGGCATAGGGCTTTCGGGTTGGCTCGGGGTGCGACAGCAGAACGTATTTGCAGGCATCGCGGGCGTGATCGTCTTTCTGGACGATGGCTTCGGAGGCGTTTCGGGTGAGCAATTGCTGCGCGGTCAAGGTCTCCCGCCGCGTCCGCATCAGCTCCCACAGCAGATTTGGGCAATCCCAGCTATGCAGACCGTAGAGAGGCCGCTCCCAGGATTTCCGGCAAACAATCTTCACCGTGGGTTCGTGCTCTTCGAGATTGGCCCAGTGCTCGAGCAGGCGGCCGGCGAAGCTCACGTCGGAGTGATCGCCATGAAACGGAGAAAGAAAGTCGATGCCGTTCTCCTCGTAAATCTCACTCAGCGATTTCGCACGTTCGCCTTTGCGCGTGGGTACGTTGGCCTGAGCGTTGAGTGGAAAAACGGAGGGATCGGCGTAGCAGGTTCCCAGTTTTCGCAGGTCGGGCATCTCCCGCAGAGCGGAAGCGTGCTCCCAGATTTCCATGCCCGGCTGGTAGTATTCGCCGCAGAAGTAGTGCGTGCCTTCGTAATCCGAGTAGCAGCGGAGCATCGTCGTGGGGCTGGCGCGCCCGTGGTCAAAACCGGCGTCCATCTTCCAGTCTGGGTCCGGACGCCAGCGCGGATCGGTGATGACGATCTTGTCCTGGTAGCGAGAGAGAATTTCCGCGAAGACCAACTCTCCTCCGCCCGCTTCGTCCCTGATGTCCTGCTCGCGGTCCCAGTCGGCCTGCGAGGTGTATTTCTTGCGCTCCGCCGTTTTCCAGTCGGGATTGTCTTCCGGATTGCGCTCGGGGTGAACGGCATAGTGCATTCGCACGACGAGAATTCCGCCCGAGGTGAGCTTGATGGTCTCGCCGGGGCGCACTTCGACGGAGCTCTGTGGGGCCAGTTCTTCGGCCTGCTCTAAGGCTTTTCGAGCGATACTCATTGACTATTTACTGATTCGCTAAATATCTCTGCGGGCATCGGCGTACCAGCCAGGCCCGGCGGAGGAGTTGAAAATGATCTTGCCCTTCACTGCGGATATGGCCTCGTTGTAGCATTCGCCGGCATCGGCCTGAAAACTCGATTCATCGTTGAGGTAGCCCCACGGGTGATAGGAGCGGACCTGGTCGGCGCCGCCAGGGATGCCCACGACGTAGCCGCCATGCGCGAAGCTGAGAGAGTGCTCCGGCTGCAGGTCGACCGGCTTGGTGAGCGGGTAAGCGTCTTGCAGCCATTGCGGCTGCCGTCGATAGAGGCACTTCGCGTATTCAACGAGTTGAATGACCTTGTCGTCTTTCTGAGTCTGAAAGAGCACGCCACGATGGGGCACGCGCATGGCATTCAGCGTCAGGTAGGCGACGCAGGCCCAGGAGATCATCAGGTCGCGGGATTTCTCGATCCACACAATCTGCCTGGCATCGAAAAATTCGAACAGGTCCCCGAAGTATGGGTATGGGGGAAAGTGCTCGTAAGGCGACGGCCGCTTTTCCTCGACCCAGTGTTCGTTGTAGGTTTCGGTGTACTTGGTCACCCAGGTATAAGGGTCGCGCACGGCCTGCTCGATGAACGCTTGATCCCGCTCATTCGGCTGGGCCAGCCTTCTTCCCTTCTCACGCTCTCGGCGCTTCCGTACCGCCTTCGCCAAAGAGTTGTCGAATCCGTACGGGGACCTCTCCTGTTTCACCGTATTCCTCCAGTTCATCTGACGTCCATCCGTAAAACGATTTCAGTTCTTTGAGGTTCTTAGGTTGGAGCATGAAGATTTTCGATAGTACATTCGCGGCATGAACTCGTACACGACCCGGTTGCTGCGTATCTCGGGCGATTTCGCTGAGAATATTGATGATCTCGTTGCGATCAATGTCGACCGCGCCACGCAGCTTAATTGCATTTTCCGCCATTGCCTTCTCAGTCGCATTCCTCGCTATCGTTTGGAGTTCAGCAATGCGTTCTTTAACGCCCGGCTGAGCGTACAGAAAACTGGCAGATCCCGGTCTTCGACCACCTGTAGCAGCCGCCTTTATGTGGCTGGCCCCTTCTGCCACTGCCTTTGCGAATATCTCCAGATGAGCGGCAAGCGCAGGAACGGTTGCCGGAGGTTCTTGCGCGTTGACAGCTCGTTTTTTCTTATGCTCCATGAGTTTCTCTATCATCCGACTCATCGCGACGAAAACGCGATAGGCGACGGCCGCCCCTCCTTTTCAAAATGCTCGTTATAAGTTTTCGTATAACGCGTTGTCCAGCATCCATTGCGAAACTCTCCGTCGCGACATCTCAGCAGGCCGCTCAACGGTGAGGAGCACTTTCTAGTGCGCACCATGGAAGGCCATGCGCCTTTCCGCGTTTAGACAGACGCGCTATTCTGTCTGACTGATTTTTTGGGGGGCTATCAGCGCGCTATCGCGCCATATTCTTCTTCCATTCGCCACCATTTTCAAACGATTTATGATGCCGAAACTTGTTCAGTAACATGCTCTCGTGCGGACCCGGGCACTTCGCAATTCGCCTCAAAATCATTTGTCGGCGCTGATCACAATATCTCACTTGACCGCCTATCGTGACAAGTGTTAATGTTAACTAACCATAGGTTACATACCATTGGTTACGCATGAAACGCGAAGAGAAATCTAAGGGGTCGGCAAACCGAACCATTGAGGAAGGGCAGCATCAATCCCTTACCGTGATAGGGGAAGAGGATCGAATCGTGCTCATCGAGTGGCTGAATGCTGCTGTGGGTACAAAAAGTTACGAACGAGTGAGCAAGCTGATTCGAAACATCCGGGCAGCGGATGCGGCAGTTGACTCCGCGCTCCGCGATCGCGTCTTCATTCACGTGGGAAGGGCCGGAGATATCATTCCTGCTGAGAAACGCCGCCGGAGGCGCGAAGTGGATAAATTACTTCTACCTGTTAGCCGAGCATTTGCTGAATACCTTTTTCATCCCAGATTGACCTGCATACTTTTTGACAAACGGCGCTGGTGGTTTGATCTCTTCGGTGAATCGGTACGGAGCGATTACAAGTTCACTCGGCCTAACGGGCGCCGTGTCTACGAAGCTGATGCGGTTTTTGGAGTTCTCCGACTCGCATCCTACAGGTCCTTGGACAGAATCAGGGAGTGCCTCACATGTCAGAAATGGCTCTACGCTCATCCCTCTCACAAAAAGTTCTGTAACTCGGCCTGTCAGCTGAAGTATTTTGCTTCAAACCCCAGCCAAAAGGAGAAGCGAGCGGCGTACATGCGTCGCTACCGCATCGACCAAAAGGAAAAAATGGAACGCGCTCTACCAGTCGCGCGACAGCCTAGAACCCCATCGACAGTGCGCCCCTGATCAGGGACATATTTGACGTGCTGGCCCCAGAAAGCCAGTCATTTCGAACATTGTTGAATGATCGCGTCTGGCTTCTCAATCAAAGACGAGGTTTGTTCGTGCATTGGCGCGTAACGCCCGAAGTCTGCACCAATTCGACAATCGACACCATCAACTTAAAGGTGAGCGTGTCCTGAATCCCTTTTTCTGCCATATTCCCCTACGCGCTTTTCTGTGGATAGAAACCGCGCCAGTCGCGGGTTTTGGTGCTAACATCGTTGGACTATGTTTTCACTACCACTCAATTTTTCGCCAAACGTAAACCTTGGATCAAAGAAAGAAGAGCATCCGGCACCGCAGAGTACGAACGATCTTGTAATCGTTCTCATGGCGATTGCCCTGATTTTCATGTCTGGGGCTGTAATCGCCATGTCTGGTGCATTGCTCGTTCACGCGACCAAGAGCTAAGGGCGACGTGCGCTCTGCCAAACCAGCCAAAGGGCGACGTGTGCCTTCCGGCATTTTTCAAGGCCGGTCTCGGAGGATTCTATGGCAACTGAGCGCAAGAAACCGATAAAGCACCTGAAAATAAACATCCCGGACAGCGGAATCGTAACCAGAGTTTTTTTCGGCAAGCGATTTGTCACCGTCAAAGTTGGCATCCCCTATAGCCGACTGAACCCGCATTTGCCCAAGAAATAAGACCAACGCACTTTTCAGCCACTACCCTCGTTCATTGCTGCACCCAATCGTAATCGTCACGCGTGAACTGAAGTCACAAGCATGAGCAGACCAGGGATTCTTCTGGTGACGCCGCCATGCCGCCGGACATTCACCCCGCGGCGCTCACATCGTCTAGCTAGGTGTTTGGAGCTCTCGGTGATAGCGAAGGGCAGAACGCCGGCTATTTGATCCAACGTGCACCCCATCTAGAATGCTCGGACAGCGGGAAAACGTTGGTCAAGCGCCTGGCACGGTTGCTAGACAGACTGGAAAGTCAATCGGTTGACGACTTGGTGATGAGTCGAGCAAGCACCCGATTTACAAATCTGCTGCCCTGCTTCTTGTAAGCTTCAGATCCCGCTAGCAAGAATGCCTCACAAATTTGGGCAACACTGTGATCTTCGCGGTTTGCGATTCCTTCGACATCTTTCTTCAGGTCGGATCGGACGCGAAAGGTCAAACGCGCATCTTTTTTCATCTTCGAAATCTTAGCACTTCTACTCAAATGCCCAGCTCCTAAAATTTAGATTGACTAACGATTTACATTATGGCATCCTTATGTCATCCAAATGTCATCCCTTTGATAACCTATATACGGGTGACAATCGATGAGGAATGCGATGAAGACTAAGGAACTGTTGCTGGGGGAAAACTTGAGATTTGCTAGGAAGAGGTGGCCGTCTCAAATGAGCACTCTTCATTT